AGCAGCCACCGGGGCGAAAATAGACAGCAACTTGAATCACACACTTATGATGGTCTTTTTCGATTATCTGCCGACACTGGCTGACGTGTAATAGAATATTTGGGAGCAATAACATGGGATTAAAACAACAGTTCGCGACAGATGTGTCCCTGGAGCAGAAGGGGATTTACATCGACTATGGCAATGACCGCATTCTCATTGCCAGAGCCGGGGGAGGCAATAAGAAATTTGCCCGACTCCTGGAATCCAAAACAAAGCCATTTCGTAGGGCCATAGCTGTTGGTGCTTTTGACAACGACCGCTCTATGGAGATTTTACGCCAAGTGTATGCCGAGGCCGTTGTCCTGGGTTGGGAAGTCAATAAGGGCACTATGGCGGAGCCGAAATGGGAAAAGGGCATTGACCCCAAGGACGCGGGCACCACGGGTGAAAAACTTTTGCCGGTCACTCCCGCGAATGTCATGAAGGTCTTTGTCAATCTGCCTGATTTGTTTTCTGATGTCCAACAGCAAGCTCAGGCAGGGGCATTATTCCGTACCGAACTCAATGATGCCTCAGCGGGAAACTGATTGAGGTGTTGCTCTACACATTGGAGCAAGCACCGCACGAAAAGAAAATCATTCAACAATGCTTGCGGGAACGCCTTCCGTTCCCGCAAGCCATTCAAAAGGCTCCTGACCTGTGGATAGGTCTGGAACTCTTCTTTGGGGCCTTCCTGGATTTGGACGGAGACCGGCAATCAAGCTGGTCAATGCGGCCCATACCCTGGACATCTTTGATGAATTATGCCGAGGCCTATAATATAGTGGACGAACAACGTGAAGATTTATTCTATTATGTGCGAGCCATGGACAAGGCCTATATCAAACGGATGGATGAGAAGGCAAAGAAATGAGTTTTAAGCGATTTGCCAAACGGATGAAGAAACGGGCTGCGAATGTTGTGCCTGGAGTCAACAAAATCAAACGCCTCGTGGCATTGGCAGTTGACCAGGCCTTGGTTCTGGGCACTCCGGTCGATACTGGAACTGCTCGGTCAAATTGGATTGTTTCATTGGATACTTCCCAAGACGAGGTCAGAGGAGCCTATGTTCCGCTCGTTGATGGAGACCAAAGTGAAAGGGTCAACGCCGAAGCAGCCATGGCCCAGGGCAAAGGTGTGATATCTCAAGCCAGACCAGGTCAAGCTATACATCTCACAAATAATTTGGAATACATTACGCCTTTGAATGAGGGACACTCGGCTCAGGCTCCGGCTGGTTTTGTTGAAGAGGCCGTGGAGGCCGGACACCGGGTTGTCGAACGCACCCGACTTGATACAGGGAAACGAATCTGATGGCAACTGAGCGCATCAATGTTGTTGTTACTGAAAAAGGGTCCAGGGTTGTCAAGAGACGGCTGGCCGGGGTGGGCACCACTGCTTCAAAATCAGCGATAGGTGTGAATCTTTTGAGGTCAGCCCTGATTGGGATTGGTGGGGCTCTGGTACTTGCTCAAACCGTGCGAACATTGGCGAATTTTGGACAAGCCATGTCAACGGTTATGGCTGTCTCAGGGGCCACCGAAAGTCAGTGGAAAAGTCTCACTGACACAGCCCGCAAGCTGGGTGCTGTGACTCGGTTCACTGCCACTCAAGCCGCAGAGGGCCTGGTTGAACTGGCCCGTGCCGGTTTTACAGTTGATGAACAATTATCGACAATTCAGCAAACATTGCAGCTTGCTCAAGCTGGGGCCTTAGATTTAGGCCGGGCGGCTGAAATTACTGTTGGCACCTTGCGTGGTTTTCGCTTAGAAGTGGACCAGGCCAATCGGGTGACTGATGTATTGGCTTTTGCGGCCAATGCTGCTTCCACCGATGTGAATCAATTGGGTGAGGCTATGAAATTTGTGGCTCCGATTGCGGCAGGTATGGGTGTTTCACTTGAAGAAACCGTGGCAGCATTACAGACCTTGGCTGACGCTCAATTGAAAAGTGCGATGGGTGGTACTGGTTTGCGCCAAGTGATGGCTTCATTAGAATCACCGTCAGAGAAAACACGCAAACTCCTGAAAGGTATGGGTGTTGAGACTAATGAGGTGCGTATTACCACTGTGGGTTTGACGGCGGCCCTGGAGCGTTTGGCTGATGCCGGAGTCGGCACCGGAATGGCTCTTGAGATTTTTGGACGACGCGGCGGCCCGGCATTTGAGGTTATGGCCAAGGCAGTTCCCAAAATTAAAGCAGCCAGAGCGGCGCTTCTTAAGGCATCAGGCACAACAAAACGTATAGCAGATATAATGGATGACAATCTTAATGGAGCCTTGCTACGAGTCAAATCGGCTTATGAGTCTGTTCAATTAGCCTTTGGTTATCAAGGGGGCAGTGACATTTTGACTCAGGCTGCTAATACCATTGCCGGGGCATTGCGATTCTTGGCTAATCATATTGAGATTGTAGAGGGTGCTTTCGTGGTCCTTGCAATAATGGCTATACCAAAACTCATTGCTGCTTTAGTGATGCTTAGTGGAGCATTGAGTATTATTGCCCTTGGAATGGCTATCGGAGCATTGGTCAGTTATCGGCATGAGATTGAAATGTCATCTGACAGCGTTGTTACTCTTGGCGACTATGCTGCCGCCACTTGGGAGCGGATAAGAGCCGGGGCAGTAATATTACTTGACTTGCTCAAATCCGCCCTCCCATGGTTGGCTGATGCCTGGGCATCAATGTTCGGAGACTTAGAATTGAGTCTTGAAGGATTCATCAAGGGAGGAGCCAGAGCCTTAGATTGGTGGGTTGGCCTTTGGACTGGTGTGATAAATGTTATAAAAGCACTTTGGAATGGCCTCGGGCCCGCGCTCTTGGATGCCACTATATCAATGATGAATGGAATCATTGGCATTGTTGAAGCGGGCCTCAATGCAATCTTAAAAGCCTTTGGGGCTTTGGCCACAAAATTGCCTGGCCGATTTGGCCGGGCATTTGAGGGCTTGGGAGAGGGCCAAATATTGCCCAGGATTGAAAATGTAGCAGAGGCGGCTCTTGAGGGCCTTGATAAAGCTGTTGTCGATGGATATGCCCAGGGCTTTGAGAGCGTGACGGTTTTTGAGGACGCTGTCAATGATTTATTTGATAGGGCCGAAGTAATAGCAAAGGAGCGCTTGGCAAACCAGGCGCTCGCAGGCGAGCGGGATGGCCCAACAGTCCCCACTGGTGATGATGCTCCCACGTCACAGGGCCAATCCCGTGCCTTTGAAATCTCACTTGATTTAGTTCAAGAACAAATAGACCTTTTGCGAATGAGCGCTGCGGCTCGACAGGTTGAAATAGAATTGCGTAAACAAGAAATTCTCTTGGCCAAAAAGGGCATTGACCTTACGGAAATTCAACGAGGCCAGTTGGGTGTGGAGCTTGAGCGATTACAAATAGCCAAACAGGTCTCTGTGGCTCTGGACAGCGTGCGGGGCTCTGAACTCAATTTAGCAGTGGCTCAAGCGGAGTTGAATGAGCAAGTGGCCGCTGGCAACATTACCCTGGCTCAGGCCAAACAAGCATATGCCCTTCTCCAGGATGAGGTCAATGAGACATCGACGACCGTTGGAGCAGGCTTCTCGCGGGGTTTTAATGAAATAGGCCGTACCATCACCGATTTTGCTTCACAAGCTGAGAAAACCTTGGTCAACGCCTTCAACTCAGCCGAGGATGCTTTGGTGAGTTTTGTCACGACGGGCCAAATTGATTTCAAATCTATGGTTGATTCGATATTGGGAGACCTCACTCGATTGGTGGCTCGCATACTTCTTGTCAAGGCTATTGAGGGAGCAACCGGCAGCCCAATTAGTGCTCTCTTTGGAGGCGGCATGGCCGGTGGTGGGGCTGTCGAGCCTGGCAAATTCTACATGACCGGCGAAAAAGGCCCAGAGTTGTTTTCACCGTCTGTCCCTGGGCAAATTGTTCCCAACAGCCAAGTCAAAAAGGCCGTAGGCCCAGGAGGCGGTGATGGAGGCGGTGAAGGGAATGTCACTATCATAAATGTGAGTTCAAGAGAGGAGGCGTTGGCCGCTATTGGAAGCTCGGAAGGCGAACGCTTAATTGTCAACGTCATGGCCAAAACTAAACGGGAGACAAGCTGATGGCATTTTTCAAAGGTACAGCAACCGATTATCACGATTTCCTGACTATCCTCAAGGGGTTGGTTCAGGATGACCATATTTCAGTTGCCGATATTTTGAACGGAGGCACCGGCTATGCGGTTGACGACACAATCACGTTGGCCGGAGGTTCAAAGTTTCATGAGCCAGAAATCCGTGTCATGGGCATTAGCAGTGGTGATTATATCAGCAACGCAGTAGTTGCTGCCGGAGGCACCGGCTATATCATTGGGGACAAAATTTATGTTGTCGGCGGCACTTTTTCAGTTGCGGCCGAACTTGAGGTGTTGACCGTCTCTGGCACAACGGTGCTGACGGTTCAAATCAACAATCCGGGTGTTTGTTCGGCCCAACCGGGCAATCCAGTGAGCACCACGACAAACGGCTCTGGAACGGGGTGTACGCTCACCCTAACAT